CACGCACATCCGTTATGCCCAGCTCGACGCCTGGGCGAAGTTCCCCGACTTCCAGGCGCGCCTGCGCGATGCCATCGTCCTTCGCCAGGCGCTGGACCGCATCCTGATCGGCTTCAACGGTACCAGCCGCGCGGCCACGTCCAACCGGGCCACGAATCCGCTGCTGCAGGACGTCAACATCGGTTGGCTGCAGAAGTACCGCGCCAATGCGCCCGCGCGTGTCCTGGCCGACGGCGCCAGCGCCGGTTCCGGCGTCAAGGTCGGCGAAGCGACGGGCAACGACTACAAGAACCTCGACCAGCTCGTCTTCGACGTCCGCAACAATCTGATCGCGCCGTGGTTCCGCGACGACCCGCGTCTGCGCGTGATGGTCGGCACCGACCTGCTCGCCGACAAGTACTTCCCTCTGATCGGCGAGAACAAGCCCACGGAGAAAGTCGCTGCCGATCTGATCGTCAGCCAGCGCCGCATCGGCGGCCTGCAGGCGGTCGCGGTGCCGTTCTTCCCGGCCGGCACGATCATGGTGTCGATGCCCGAAAACCTGGCCATCTACGAGCAGGAAGGCTCGCGTCGCCGGCACATCGAAGACAACCCGAAGCGCGACCGAATCGAGAACTTCGAATCGGTCAACGAGGCGTATGTCATCGAGGACTACAGCGCCGGCTGTGTCGTCGAGAACATCCAGCTGGTGGCCTAAGCCATGCGACAGAGCCCTGCCCGCGCGCATTGGGAGCGGCAGCAGGCGGCGACCGTCGAGTCGACGGCGCCGTCTGGCGGCCCGCGTGAAGCCACGCACCAACTCCTTCAGGCTCGCCTTTTGGAAGATCGCCGGCGGCTGAAGGAGATCCAGTCGGTCGAGCGCAAGGTCGAGGTGAAGCAGGAGATGCTTCCGACCTACGAAGCCTGGATCGAGGGCGTCCTCGAGGCGGACAGCGGCGCGCCAGACGACGTCTTCATGACGATGCTCGTCTGGTTCGTCGACTGCGGGCTGCACGAGCGTGCACTTGTTCTCGCGGAACATGCCCTCCGCCACGGTATGGCCCTTCCGGATCAGTACAAGCGCGACGTGGCGACCTTCGTCGCCGAGGAGGTCGCCGAGGCCGCGCTCCGCCCAGGCGCGACGGTGCCGCCCACCACGCTCAAGCGTCTCGACGAGATCACCGGCAGCCACGACATGCCAGACGAGGTCCGCGCCAAGGTGTTCAAGGCCCTTGGCACCGCCCTCGAGGAAGGCGATCCGATCAACGCGCTTGCGGCCTATCAGCGCGCCCTGCAGCTTCACGACCGGGTTGGAGTGAAGAAGGACATCGAAAAGCTCGAGGTCCGCATCAAGAACAGCACGCCGGCGAAGTAACGCCGGCGCCCCGAGTGCCCCAGCGGCCAGGCGGCGGGGCGATGCCGACTCCACACCGACATGTCGAACGGCATCGCCCCCCACCGCCTTCACCACACCGGAGTGACCCGTGAGCGGATTCATCGCCTCGCCGAACGCCGGCACCGGCGACATCGCCAACGCACCGTTCTTCCCCGTCATCGCGATGTCGGAGCTGCGCGCTGTGGCGCGCATCGACGGAACGATTCCGGACGAGCGACTCATCGAGGCCGCGACCGTCGCCATGTCCGCGGTGAACACCGACTTGGCCGGCTACCAGGCTGACCGCGAGGCGGAGGGGATCACCTCGCTTGCAGAGGTGCCGGCGGCGGCGCTCGGCGGCCGCTCGCGCTTGGTTCGGCTCTACCTGCGGGCGGTCTACGCCATGACGAAGGCCGATCTTCTGGAGCGGTACCGGGACTTCGACGCCTCGAACTCTGGCCGCACCCGCGAAGAGGATCTGGACAAACCAGCGGCCGAACACCGTCGCAATGCGCGCCTCGCGATCCGGGAAATTCTAGGCGTTCCGCGCGTTACGGCGGAGCTGATCTGATGGAAGTGATCGCTCGCCAGGGAGACACGCTCGATCGTCTGGTGTGGGAGCGATACGGCCAGCGGGCGGGCGCGCTCGAGGCAACGCTCGAGGTCAATCCGGGCATCGCCGACGTCGGGGCCGTGCTGCCCGTTGGCACGCGCATCGCGCTGCCCGACCTCGCTCCGGCGCCCACCGCGACGCCCGTTCGGCTCTGGGACTGACCGTGATCGAGATGGATCCAACGCTGATGTCGGGTTTCTCACCTTCCGCACCGGGCTACCTCGGCCTCGGCGCCATCTCTGGCGCCGTGACGCTCATGGTCGTTCGCTGGTTGCTCAATCGAGACGTGCAGAAGGCGCACGAGGGTGCCCAGATCGCCAGTAGCGAAGCCAACACCGCACTGATGCAGGCCCTCCAGGAGCGGATCACGGCGCTCGAGCAGCGCCAGGCCCACCTCGAGGAGCGGCTCACCGCGGAGATCGACCTGCGGCTGAAGGCGCAGGAAGACGTGACGCGCATGCGATTCCGGGTGCTCCAGCTCGAGGAACTGCTTAAGGCGCATGCCATCAACGTACCGCCCGACACGTTCGGCTGGTCGAGTGCCGAACCATTGAAGGACCGTCGCCATGCTGACCGCTGAAATCCTCGGCCGGGCTGTCGCGGCCTCGCCGGAGCGCGCAGCGCTCTTTGCCGCACCCGTCGCCGCAGCGATGCGGCGCTTTGGCATCAACACGCCGCGGCGGCAGGCCGCGTTCCTGGCACAGATCGGCCACGAAAGCGGAAGCCTCGCTCGCGTGGAAGAGAACCTGAACTACACCGCGAAGCGCCTGCTCGAGATCTTCCCGCGCTACTTCACGGCGGAGACGGCCAAGGCCTTCGACCGTAAGCCGGAGCGGATCGCCAACCGGGTCTACGCCAACCGGATCGGCAACGGCCCAGAGGAGTCTGGCGACGGCTGGCGATTCCGCGGACGCGGCCTGATCCAGGTGACTGGCCGCGCGAACTACGCCGAGATGCAAGTACAGCTCGGCGTTCCGCTCCTCGCGCAGCCGGAGCTGCTGGCTCAGCCGGCGGCGGCCGCCCTCAGCGCGGCGGCCTTCTGGCACACCCGCGGCCTCAACGCTCTGGCAGACGCCGGCCAGTTCGAGGCGATCACGCGCCGCGTCAATGGCGGGCTTCACGGCCAGCCAGACCGCCTCGCCCGCTACCAGCGCGCTCTCCAGGTGCTCACATGACCGTTCGCGGCTACATCCTCATCGGCGCCATCGTGGTGCTCGCCCTTACCGGGCTTCGCGCTTGGTGGTGGATCGACGGCCTTCAGCGCGCCGCGTCCGACGCGAAGGCCCAGGTCACGACGCTCGAATCGCAGCTGGCCAGCGCCCAGGCAACCATCGCCCAGCAGAAGACCACGGAACGCGTGGTCACACAGTACGTCGACCGCGTTCGCATCGTTCGCGAACGCGGCGAAACCATCGTCAAGGAGGTGCCCGTCTATGTCCCGGTGGAAGCTGATGCTGCTTGCCGCATCAATCGCGGTTTCGTCTGGCTGCACGACGCTGCCGCGCGAAACGACACCCCTGCCCCAGGCGCCGGAGCTGCTGATGAGGCCGCCCCCGGCGTTGCGCTCTCTACCGTCGCCCGAACCGTCACGGGCAACTACGCGACCTGTCACGAGATCCGGGAGCAGCTGACCGGACTTCAGAGCTGGGTTCGCGCGCAGGGCCTTTACACCGGCGGAGCGCCGAAGTGATCAAGCCGGAGTCCCTGCGACAGCACCTGGCGGCCGCCATACCCGAGCTGGCCACGCACCCCGACCGGATGCTGGTCTTCATCGAGAACGGCACGCTGCACTGCACGGGCAGTGGCTCACTGAGCTTCGAGTACCGGTACAGCTTGAACCTCGTGCTGATCGAGTACGGCGGCCACCCCGACAGCGTGATGATCCCGTTGCTCGCCTGGCTGTCCAGGCATCAGCCCGAGCTTCTGGAAAACCCGCAGCGCCGCCCGGAGCTGCGCTTCGAGGTCGAGGTACTGGCCAACGATCGGGTCGACCTCAGCATCACCTTGCCCCTGACGGAGCGCGTCGGCGTCGTTTCCCACCCAGAGGGAGGCTACACCGCGACGCATTTTCCTGAGCCCGAGCGTGAGGGCTACCTGTACGCCGAGACCTGGCAGCTCTTCCTTCGCGAGCAGCTGCTCGCCGAGTGGGGCGGGACACAGCCGCCGAGCCTGCCGTCGTGAACACCGGGCGACTTCAGAGCCTGGAGTCGTGGGCGGAGTCGCTCCTCAATGACGTCAGCGGGCCGCAGCGCCTGAAGCTAGCCCGCCGCATCGGCATCGAGCTGCGCGCGCGACAGCGCGCCCGCATCGCCGCGCAGACCAATCCGGACGGGACGCCCTACGAACCAAGGCGTAAGCCGCCAACCGACGTTTCTGGGCGATCAAAGCGCGGACGCATTCGCCGCCAGGCCATGTTCAAGAAGCTCCGCACCCCATCGCTGATGAAGGTCCGGGCAACCAAGGACGTCATCAGCATCGGCTTCAGCGGAAAGGATGCCCACGTGGCGCGAATCCACCAGGAAGGCGGGTACGCCGAGATCTTCCGCGGCGGGCCGCGCGTCCGCTACCCGGTGCGAGAGCTCCTCGGATTCAGCGATGCCGACCTCGAGTGGCTGCAGCGAACCCTCATTGAGGCCTTGCTGCCGCGCTGATGCTGTAGGTCTGCTG